GCGTATAGGTCGGAACCGGCGAAATGGGGATCGTCGGAGCCGTGTACTGCGGCGCCTGCCGTGGCCCTTGGGCCGCGGACCCTGATCCGATCTCCCCGAGGCCATAAGAAGGCGTCGCGACAACAGGATTGTACGGAGCAAGCTTGGTCGGCTCGAGACCGCCCTTGAATAGCTCCGGATTGTCGCGAATGAAGTCGCGTCCGGTGTAATCCTTGTTAAAGAGCGGGCTTTCTTCTGCCTTACCTTGTTCAAAGCCACCGGTAAGCGCCGAAACGCCCAATGCCGTGGCCACGCCAGGGGCATAACGCGAAAGCGTGCCCTGGGCGGCGTTCGGATTGATCAAGAAGGCGTTAGTGAACGACTCCATGGACGGAGTCTTGAAGAAATCGCCCACGCGGCCGGCAAAAGTGGTCGCCGTCGTAGGCATGGCAGTCGCCGCCTGCGGAATCGGCGAGATAGCAGAAGCCTGCGTCGATGTTCCGATGTCGAAAGCAGGGGAACGGTATTCAACCGCAGACGTTGGCGGGGTAACTCCTGCTCCGGAAGCTGCCCCTTGATCCGTGGACGGCGGGGCGGCTTGCTCGGTCGGGGACTGCGGTTGCGTTGCAGGCGCACGAGCCGCCTGAATGCCACTCATAATGCCGGTTTGTAGGCCAAGACCGAGGGCTTCCTGGCCTTTCATGCCCGCCAAAGCGCCGATTCCGGCGCTCGTGACACCCGCGCCAATGCCCTGGGCCACCGCACCGCCCGGCGTGACGCCAGGAAGACGACCGGCCAGTTCAGCAACCCTGCTAACAGGGTTCACGCCACCGATCGTGCCGCCCGCGCCGAAGTAGCTCGTCGCGGCGTTGATCAACAGGTTCTTGGCATTGAGCTTTTCGCCAGCCATCGCGCTGACGGCAGCGGACGACAACGTCGCACCGGCCGCGGTAACCGCCGCTGTCGACATCGTAAGGCCTGCGGCACCGGCCACACTCGCGGCTGCCGGACCAAGGACCGTGGCAAGAGCGACCGTGGCAATAATACGGACGATCGGGTTCTTTAGGATCTTCTTAACCGCCTTCTTGATGCTCTTAAAGAGCTTCTTCAAGAAGAATTCAGGCAGCCCCGTCTGCGGGTTGATCGTTCCCGATCCGCCCATAGCCTTGAGCAGTCGAGCTTCTGACGGGGTGATGTGCGCCAGCATCGTGTCGCCGTTGCGGCCCTGCGATGCTAGGTACTTAGCCATGTCGGCTAGTCCACCTTCGGCCATGGCCAGGGGTTCGAGCCCCTCGACGACCGGAGACATCTCCATTGGGGCCTGGGCGCCTTCGGCACCCGCGGCCTGGTACTCGTTCAGGGCCATGATGGCCATGCCGAGGAAGGCAGGATCGTATGCTTCCGGCAAATCGTCATCGTCCATCATGCCCGATTCGATCAGGCGCTGACGGATCTGCGGGTATTCGCCGGGGTTTTGCGACATGTACTCGAGAACTTCGAGCAGCGCACTGACTTCCGTCGGGCTCAGATCGAGTTCATCAATGCTGTCGCGGACGGCCTGTTTAACAGCCGCCACCTGTGCCGGGTCGTTGCTCGACATCCCCAGAGCGGTCAGCGCGGCATCGTACGAATCCGCGCTCGATACATAGACCGGCTGGTTAGCTGACCCCTGGTTTTGCATGGCCTGCCCTTCGGGCAAGCCCATGATGCCTTCATTTTCCATAGGTGTCCTTTCCAGTTTGTGCCAATGACCCTACAAGGGGTCGCGCGCCGGGAAAGGACGCGTAATGAGGCCAAATTATCCCGCATAGACGACAACTTTGTCTACTTGTCATGTCCTGTCCATCTCCATGTAGGACATATAAAAATCCACATCTGCCGTGTTGGCAGTAACCTTTAACACATCCCCCGCCTGCATGACACACGGAACACCCGAAAAGACGTCCATCGTCTGGTCCGTGTTCAGCGAATAGTCCAGAAGGAGCAGATAAGGCGTTGCCCCTCCTTCGGGATACACGGTAACCGTCAAGAGGGTTGCGGCGGTATAAGTATTGGTCACCCGTAAGGATGACACCACGCTGCTGTTCGCTTCCGGAACCGTATACAACGCCGTTTCCACACCAGAGCTTGGAGTAACGTACTTGCGCAGATATTTTATTGCCATGGTAGATGTCCGCGTTATTGCTGCGCCTGCGTTACGTCCAATGACACCGCTGGAGACCCCGGTGCAAACGCTGTTGCTGGAACCGCATTCAATGTTACCGAAGTGTCCGTGGACGCAAACACCAATTCAAAATACTCGTTAGCGTTTAGCGACAAAGTTTCAAACAGTGCTACCGGGCTGTACGCCCCACTGCCTGACAGGCTGATAATCCTTGATGATCTGACTACATCAGTCCCATTTTTACGAACCCAACTGTAGATGTCTTTTGCGGAGGCGTTGCTGCTGGAGTATTGGAACGTCGCTCCGATGTTGTACAACCCGGACTGCGGCACAACAATCCGTGACGGATAGGTTCCGTCGATCACCACCCCGTTACTGATCCGGGTTTCGTTTAACTCTATGGGGTACGCGGTATTGGCGGCGGCGGGCGAATAATCGTTGGTCAGTGAGAATGAGCCGTAATACTGCTGCTGTGTAATTGTTGGGCGGACAAAAATAACCCCATCTGTTGTCCCAACTTTGGTTACAGCAGCGATTGGAATTACGTTATTTGGCGCGGTTGGTTTAACATTGGTTAGCCCCCCTGCAACTGTTGGAGATGCGTAAAGAACATCACCAACACTAAATGCGCTGGTGTTTATGTCCCGAACAAACCCCCAGACCGTGCAGTAGCCTTTCTCACCGCTGTCCGGCAAATCGTGGGTCATAATGCCCAAGATATACAGGGTAGGCTGTGATCCATCCGCCAGATATGGGGATACGAGAAGAGATTGTGGTGCGGTTCCAGCAAAACCAACTACTGTACCGTTTGGGATTGTCGAGCCTGTTTGGTTTCTTACTCGGGCATACATCTCCTGCCCGGTTTGCATTACAACGTCATAATCCAGATCAACTTCCAGAGTGCTGTCTGTTGAATTCCAGTTTATTCTGCCGGTTTGATGCGGAAGATTGGGCTCTGTTGTATTGAAGTCGATGTAATCGACAAGCCGGGTTTGAAACCCCCGTATCCATCCAGACGAAACACTCGCCCCCGGAGCGGTGTTAAACCACGATGCCGCACCGGCTACATTTTGGTCAACCGTGGATGTATACGTATTGTTAAGCTGGAAGATCACCTGCTCGAGCGAACGCACGAGCTGGTCAAACTGCCCGGCACTATATCCCGACGTAGCCGCGTTAGGCAGGCGGACGTTGAAGATCTTACTCATCGCAAGCCATCCGGTTGGATATCAACACGCATCGTGCCAAAGCGCCAGTTAGTGTCGAGATCACTGCTTTCAATCTGCAGCGCAATCTGTCGCCCGCGCGCACGTGTGTCCACCTTCTCCGTACCCGGAGAAATGACATACGGATCCAACGAGCTCGGAGTTGCCGTCGCCTGAGGATACAACCGCAGCGCCAAGCGCACGGTCAAATCGCCATCCTGGTTTTTGAAGTCCGGGATAAAGCGCTTCATAAAGAGCACTTGGTCGCCATCGCCAATGTCAAAGTATCCTGACTTCACGTACGCGAGGATCGGATCGCCGTCACCGTTCTTACCAAACTCTTGGTTGAAGACACGCGAGCGTCCCGGCGTCAAACCATTAATCGTACTTATCGTAGTTGCTGTGCTATCCGGGTCGTACGTTGTCGCAAGCGGGTAGGCATACGTGCCAAGATCCGCCCATGCCGTACGAGGCATCGTGCCCACGGACCACACCTGCTCAAGGTAGTTGTAGGTCACAAAGCGATCGAGATAGTCCGTATCCGCGGTGCAGTACCACCAGGTCACTTCATTGAACTGGGTGTTGATGCCTACGTGTACTTTTTGTGCTTGCGTGAAGTTCAGGTTCTTAAAGACGTAGTCCTGCACCGTGCAGGAGAGCTTCTTGACCACACCATCAAACACAAAGAAGGCGTCCTTGCTCATCCAGTACGCCACGCCGTTCACATCGGCAGACGCATGCGGGCCAATCAACCCGCAGTTAGCACCAAGCTGCTGGAAGCCAAAGGTATACGGCGGACCAAGGTACTGCATGCCATGCAGCGACGTATCTGTCCAAATCAAAATCTGTCCACGCGACCGAAGCGCAGAAACAATATAGTTTCCGTCCGTCAGGCGCTGTCCACCCGCCGTGTTCGTCGCCGTGGCAACAAAGGTGTTGATGTCTTCTTGGTTAGAGAAGCGTACGTACATCGGATCCTGCGACGAGGACGTTCCAATGGTCGATTCCGTGCCAAAACACACTAAGTGTCGATCTGGAGTGGACACCAACGCATACTTGCTCTTGGTCGGCGCACCAGATATAGCCGATGCACGCACGCCAATGCCCGTACTTGGCAGCCATTCGTAAATGCCGCCATCCACGAGCTGCAAAATCAGATTCTCGCCGTAGTTATCAAACTGCCAGACGCTTGAGAACAGCGCCACCGAGGCAGATGGGGGACGCGGAGTGCCCCAAGTGCTCAAGCCCCAGGTGCCGGTGCCCCAAC